AATTCAAGTAATATATTTTTACCTAATGTTCCAATGACATTTATTAAGAGTAATAATCATTATTACAATCCTCATACAGCAATAGGAAGAGTAGGACAATCAAGTCAAGCAGGTAATTTAAATGCTATTCGTAGAAGAGTTTAAGAAATATATACTAAATTACTTAAAAAGTAATATATAAATAAAAATAATGACAAATAGGGTTGAGCAAATGAAAGATGTACAAAATGAAGGTTTAGAATTATTTAAAAAAAAAAATCAAGATTATGGAGATGCTTTTGCCGAATTTGGAGTTATAGGAGTATTAGTAAGAATGGGTGATAAAATTAAAAGACTTGAATCAATTGAAAAAAATAAAATAGCATTAGTAGATGATGAAAAAATGAGAGATACATTAATAGATTTACATAATTATTCAGCAATGGCAATTATGTTATTAGATGAAAAGAAAGAGGATTAAAGATAATAAATATATTATTTATATGAGTAAAATATTTATTGAGTTCGATATAAAATTAAAATTAATTATAGTTGGAGATGCTAATGTAGGAAAAACTACTTTTTTTTATAAGTTGCGGGATGAACCCTATACTAATCCAACAACTACAATAGGAGTAGATTTTATGGCTATAAATAAAAAATACAAAGACGAAAAATATAAAATTTGTATATGGGATACAGCAGGTCAAGAAAAATTTCAAAGTATAGTAACTACCTATTTTAGAGAAGCATGTGGAATAATTTTAATGTTTGATTTAAGCAAATATGAATCATATATTAATATTCAGAATTGGTTAAATCTATTAGAAATGTCAAATCAATGTAATCATAACCATCCAATTTTATTAATTGGAAATAAGTCTGATTTAAAAAACATTATTCCAAATGAAGAACTTGAGAAATTTAAAAACAAAGACAATGTGATTTATAAAGAATTAAGTTGTTTAAATACTAATAAACAGTGTTTAGAAATATTAATAGATTTATTAATTGATAAAATTCTAGATATAAAAGATTATTGTAAAGGAGTGATTAGGTATAATGATGAAAAAGAAAAAAAGCCTATAAAAGAAAAACCTAAAAAACGAAATAATTGTTGTTAGATTATTTAGTTTTATAAATTTAAAAAAAACCTTATAAAATTATATATGGAAAGCATAAATTTGGATGTGAATGAATATACTGATAAAGAAATAGAAGATATATTAACATTGGAATATCCTTATCAATATGAAGATATACAAAAATCAAAGGGTAATCTTTTAAATAAATTAACACAAGATAATGAGGTTGATTCAACTACCAAAAGAAGAATTGAGAATTTTTTAGATGCTGCCTCTAATCGTTTAATATCAATAATATCAACTTCTATTGATAAAAGTCATTATAAAGGAAAAGATAGATTTAGTGAAATGAAAAATGATTTATATCAGGTGAATGATAATTTTATCATTAAAAATGAGAAATTAAGAAAGGAGGCATATCATTTAGAATCTATTAAAGGTTTAAATATTGGAGACGATGGAGGCGCACCTCCTGGAATAATAAATCCAATTAGATATACAACAATTAAGCGTGCTCTTAATATTGATTCAAGATTTAGACCAAATTATTATCAAACATCTTCTTCTGATCAAAGACTTACTTTACCATATAAATTTGAAAATGTTATTAATATGCGTTTAGCATCAATAGAAATACCATTATCTTATTATGCTATAAGTCGAGCTTTGGGCAATAATTCAATGGTAATATCTTGGGATATTAATGGAAACGACCCAACGGCTAAACATTTTGTAAGAATCACATTACCAGATGGTAATTATGAAACTGCGATTAATGAAACTACAGGAGCTACTCTAATTGAATCAGCTATGAATGCTGCTTTAAGGGATCCGAATCAAGATATATTAGGTGGTAGTCAAACTATTATTTCAGATCCCAGTTTTAGTTTAGTTTATACAGTTGATCATACTAGTGGAAGAAGTATATTTGCAATTGATCCATCTGGTATAACAGATTATAATGGGGTTTTAACTACTAATCCAAATCATTTAAGATTTAGAATATTAATGAGTGTAAATGGAAATCAAACTAATACTGACCTTATAGCCAGAGATCTCGAAACCGAAGCATTACCATTATATTTAGGATGGCAATTAGGTTATAGAACAAATATATATGATTCTGGTCCTCCTTTTGATGTATCAGGAGTTACGGTTCCTCCATCCTCTGTAATATCAGAAGGATTATGTTATATAAAAGGACCACAATACTTATTTGTAGCGATAGATGATTATAACAATAATGTAAATAATTATTATGTTTCTGCCTATACAGATTCTATTAATAATAATAACATTTTAGCTAGAATCAATTTGGCTTCTATTCAACAATCCAATGGTGTTTATCAAACAGGAGAAGATGATGGTTTTTCAACTCAAATTAATAGAAGTAGAAATTATTTTGGTCCTGTTAATATTGAAAAATTAAGAATTACTTTATATGATGAATATGGAAGAATAGTTAATTTGAATAATATGGACTGGTCTTGTGCACTTATGTTTGAACAAGTTTATGATGGTGGAAGAGCTACATATTAAATGTTAATAAATATATTTTAAACATATTTAAAAAGGAGACCTTATATCATTATATAATGCCAGGAGCACTCAATACTCAAACTGATAGAACTGTTCGTTATGAGCAAAGATGTTTAAAGAAAAGATGTGATGACCAAAAAAAGCAGAGAGCAGAACGAGCTTTGAAGAGAGACGAAATTAAGAGTGAAATTTCAAAGGAAGTTTCCAGTCATATTCGAAGTGAGTGTGATAAGAAAAAAAGAATGTCTTCAAGAATGAAGACTACTACTTCTTTTGTAGATTTTTTTTGAATATAATATGGACCACTTATTTATTAATTTTATATAATTTATGTCATTCTTTATTCTTTTTTATGATTTTATTTTATTTATATTTATTTTTTAATTAGTTTTCTAGGTGTTTATTTTTTTTTCCTTTTTTGTCTGTTTTTTTTTGCTTTTCAGTGGTTATGTTTTTAAGATGATTTTCTTGTTCTTTTTCTTGTATTCTTATATGTTTTTGACTATATTTACCATTAAATTCTTTATTTCTTCTTTCTTTATCCTTTTTGGTCTTGCGCTTGTCAAATTTAAAATCCATTTTAATTATAATCTATATAAAATTAAATACAAATTTATTAATTTCAATTTTTTTTTAATTACTTAAAAAATTGAAGTTTCAAATACTTAATTTAATAGTTGTATTACCATATTGTATCAGTAACTCAAGTTTATTAATCATGTCCTCTCAATCTTATTCTATCTTGATTCCTCATATTTTTATGAATATTCCTATTCAGAAAATTAAGAGATCATTTGAGGATTTTAATATAGGTAAGGTGGAGAGAATTGATAGTATAATTAAAATCTCTAGAGAAGGTTATAAATATAGAATGGCATTTATTCATTTTGAATATTGGAATATGAATAATTGTGCTGCTGTAAATTTAAAAGAAAGAATTGAAAATCCATATAAAGAAGCAAGATTAGTTTATGATGACCCTTGGTATTGGCTTTTACTACCTAATAAATCTAATGAGAAGCATATCGCTTCAGAATTGGATGAATTGAGAAATTTATTTACAAATCAAATTCAAAAAATTGAAAATGAAGTTGATTGTATTTATGAGGAGCTTTATCAGAGAGAATATATTCCAAAAGAAAATCACCCTGAATGGCTTAACGATAAATCACATAGTTTCGCACCAATTTATCCAATGAATTGTGATATAGATGAGATGTATTCTTTATCATCAATAGATTCAATGGATTATAATACAGAAATAGATGATGAAATAAATGAAATATATAAAAATAGATACATGTCAGAAGACAAATTACATCTACCTCCTACTAGGGCATGGATGACTATGAATGTTTGTGATAATGCGTAAAAAATAATATAGAGTAATATTAATGGGAGGTGGAATACTACCTGTAGCAATTAAAAATAATAAAATATTTTTTTTATTTGGAAAGGAAAATGAACTAGATGATACTCCTGGATGGGCTGATTTTGGGGGAGGAAAAGAAGAAGGAGAATCACCTTTAGACACAGCAACCCGAGAAGGTTCAGAAGAAATAAATGGATTCTTAGGATCAGCAGAAAAATTGAGAGAAATTGTAAAAAAAAATAAAATAGTAACCATTAAATTCAAGGAATATACCACTTATATTTTTTTTATGGACTATGATGAAAAACTTCCTTATTATTATAAAAACAATTATGAGTTTTTCTCTCGTTATTTACCTCATGTAAAGCATAAAAAGGATAATGGATTACTTGAAAAAGCTAAAATAAAATTGTTTTCCTATGAAGAACTTAAAAAGGATAAAAAAGAGTTCAGAAGTTTTTATCAAAATATAGTAGATTTAATAATAAAACAAGAAAAATTTATTACAAATAAACTCAGAAATAAGAGTCATACAAAGAAACATAGAGAGAAAATAAAAAGAAAATTAAAATCTACTTTAAAAAAGAAATAAATAATTACAATTTATATGAATAAATATATTCTAACGGTGTTTTTATCTATGTTTGTTGGATTATTAGGTGGAATTCAAGGAAATACAGGAGCTATTTATATATTAACAGGTTTATTAATGTTGGGTATTGTTAAAAATCAAGCATTAGCAGCAGGTACCACATTAGTATATACATCTTTTCCAATAACAATGGCAGCAGCTTATCAATACTATAAACGTAAAGAAGTAGATTGGAAAATTAGTCTTATATTAATACCAACAGTTATTTCTTTTTCTATTATAGGATCAAAACTAAATCCATATATACCTGAAAAATATACATTATATAGTTTAGCTACTACTACTTTTTTAACATCCATTTATTTTCTACATAAAGCATACAATACAAAATTAGAACCAGCTAAAAAAGTGCTAAAAATTTAATAAAATATAGCGAAAATTAGATGAGATGTTAAGTAAAAATGAGAGAAAATAAAAAGAAAATTAAAATCTACTTTAAAAAAGAAATAAATACAAATTTATTTAAAATATAATATGAATTTTTTAGATTTGTTATTACTAGTTACAATAGTTTTATGTGCTTGTTTATTAGGTATGTTTATTATTTATATGTGTATATATTGTGTAAATTTATGTTATAAACAAAATTCAGCCCAAGAATTATTATTAGAGGAAAATATTAATTAAAATAAAAATTAATATTATATGGCAAAGAACGGATACTTAAAATACTTACATGATCATAGTCGTCATTTATTTTCCATTAAAACGGAAGAAAAAATAGCAATTATTATGGGTAGTTTAGCTTTAATACTTTTATTATACAAATTATTCAATGACATTATTCCAAATTTATATGAAGCAATTGTATTAAAAAAATATCAAAACATTGGTAGGATTTTCATATAGGTTTAAATGAGAGAAAATAAAAATAAATGAATATTAATGTCAGTCTTTAATATTCATTTAGAATCGAATTTAGAGGAGAATTTCTCTCAACATCTCGATTATAATCCAGAATTAAAAGAGTTATATGGAGAAATTAATACTCCTTTTTCTTTTATTAACAAAATGTTATCTATTATTCCATCAGATAAGTTTTCTAATAAACATTATAAATGGTTAGATGCTGGTTCTGGTCATGGAAATTATAGTTTATGTTTGTATTTTTGTTTATTCAAGTGTCTCAAAGAGGTAATTCCTAATGAAGAAGAGAGAAAAGAACATATAATTAAAAATATGATCTATATGGTTGAATATAACAAGGATAATATCCCATTTTTAAGAGAGAAATTCGGTAATAAAGCGAATATAATAGAAGCCAATTATTTGGAATGGAAAACGAATTTAAAATTTGATTTTATCATTGGTAATCCTCCATATAATTTTAATGGTGTAAAAAAAGTCCCTACAAAAAATAATGTAAATAAAAAAGAGGATGGAAAGACTATATGGTGCGAATTTATTAAACGGAATATCTCTCTATTAAATGAAAATGGTATTATGAATGTATTGATTCCCTCTATATGGATGAAACCTGATAAAGCTGGAATGTATGAATTATTATTAAAATATGATATTTCCAAGTTACATACTTTAAATGCTAACGAAACAAATAAAACATTTGGATTTCATGTTCAAACACCTACTTGTTATTTTTTATTGACAAAGAGAGAAAATGAAGGAAAAATAGAGCTATTTGATTCTCTCAAAAATAATTATGAAACATTAATATTGAGAGATAATATGCCAATTCCACTCGATTTTCTCTCTATTGTTAATAAGTTTTTTGAAAATAACAAATAAATATGGAAAATTAAATGTAATTAAAACCAATTTACCCAAAAAAGACACTCAATTAATAAATCATTTCTCTCCTCTCTTTAAATTTGAGAATATCAAAACAACCAAATTAAATAAAGAGAAACAACCTTATTTGGAAATTAATTATAGTAATGAACCACTTATGTTCCATGGAGAACCTAAAATTATAATGGCTCATAAAATGTATGGCTTTCCTTACTTGGATGAGGAGGGAAAATATGGAATAAGCACGAGAGATAATTATATAATTAAAAATAAGTCTATAAAACAGCTGGAATTAATTAAAGAATTTCTCTCTACGGAACTAATTCTATTTCTATTTGAGACAACCAGATACAGAATGAGATATTTGGAAAAGTATGTTTTTGAGTTTATTCCTGATTTCTCAAACATACCAGAAAAAATATTAAAAAAGAAAAAATCAATATACGATTTAATAGATATAAATAAGGAAGAGAAAGAGTTCATAGAGAGATATTACAAAATTAAATATAACTACTTTTGATATAAATATATTTTGTCATCATATATTAATGTTGGAATTATCATTATTATTTATGGCAGCAGGTAAATCATCTAGATATGGTGGTGAACCAAAGATTTTAGCTAAAATAGGACCAAACAAAGAAACCTTATTTGAAATTTCTTTTCAACAAATAATTAAATATATAAATGTTAAACATATTCATTTGGTACTTAATGAAGATAATGCTTTAAATATACTAAAGGAAGTAAAGGAAGTAAGATATAAATATGACTTAGAATTTCATTTAACATCCAATATTCAAGAAATTCCTAGGTATCGTAATAAACCATGGGGAACAGGCGAGGCAGCAGCTTCCGCATGGTCATATATGAAAGGACCTTTTTTATTATTAAATAGTGATGATTTATATGATGAAAAAACATTTGAACAAATAAGTAAGGAATGTGATAAAAATAAGAATTATATAATAGGTTATGAGTTAGGAAAAACCTTGAAAAATAAAAATAAAGCAAATAGAGGATTTATAGAAGAAAAAGATGGTATAGTAAAAGTAATGAAAGAGAAATTGAATATAGAGAGAATTTATTATAATCAATCTGAATTAGAAAGTATTTTTGTAAGTGTAAATTTATTTTTATTACAACCTCCAGTATTAATGTGTTTATTGGAATTAGCGGAAGATTTTAAGAAAGAAAATGATTGCTGTTTAATAGAAGAAGCTTTACTACCTGATTTTATAAATAAGATAATTAATAAAGATCAAATGGAACTACATCTAATTAAAAGCAAAGGGGAATGGAATGGAATTACATTTAAATCAGATTTAACACAAATAAAAAAACAAATAAATATATAATGCATCAATTTCAATTTGAAATAATTAAAGAGAAAAAAGACAAGAGTAAATTAGAAAAATTTCAAAATAAAACATTAGAAAATAAATTATGGACACCAATTATAATTCCAAAATGGCCAATAGAGAGAAATTATATGAAAATTAATCCTACTTTATTTGATTTAAAAGAAATTAAAAAAGAAATATTTAATTTAAATGAAACTTGGATTAACAAAGATTTAATCACAAATAATTGGGAAAGTCTTACTTTAAAAAGTCAAAATGGAGAGGAACAATCTTTTCTAAAAAAAACCGATTTTACTAACTATATTTATACCGATATTATTGAAAAACTTCCTTCCATTAAACAATTATTAGAAAAAATCCCAACTGATATTTATTTAGTTAGATTATTAAAACTCAAAAAAGATGGAAAAATTAAATTTCATACTGACGAAGAAGTATTTAAAGAAAATAATAAAATTATAAGGGTTCATTTGCCAATCATTACGCACAAAGATGTAAAATTCCAAATAGGCTATCCATTACAAAAACCTGCTGAAGGTTTTAGTGTGTGGAATGCAGAAGTATTGTATGAAACACACCTAGACGAAGGCTATTTTTGGTATACTAATGTAAATACTTTACATAGTGTAACGAATAATAGTCCTATTGATAGAATACACTTAGTATGTGATATGAAGCCATTTTTTAAAATTTAATTTACTTAAAAAAAGGAACTGAGAAAAAGGCACTATTATAAGTTATATAAATAAATATAATTTACCAAAAATATATAGTTATGTTGTCACTAGAAGACAGAAAATTACAACGCAGTCAGTTTGTCAACTTTATAATTAAAATTTTAAATAAAACTAATATTTCTAATAAAGTTTGGGCATTTATGATTAAAGCATGGCATTTCACATTTCCTTGGTATTTATTTATATTTGTTTTTATACCTGGTAGTTATAACTCTTGTTTATATAACTATATTTTCTTAATTTTTTTCTTATTATTATTTATTTATTTTAATGGCTGTTTTATAAGCCATTTAGAATATAAATTATACAATAAAAAATATGTCAATATTATTGATCCATATTTAGCTTTATTTAATTTACCTTTTAATAAAAAAACCAGATTTTATGGCACATTTGCTGTTGCCTTTGCCTATTTTTTGGTGGTAAGTATTGTCCTTTATTTTAGATTTTTTAAAAAAAATTGAATAATATATTTGATATTTATTTTATTCTATAAATGTCAAATAAGTTTATAGCTACCACTCGTTTTAATGAAGACACATTCCAACAATATATTTCTTATAAAAATAAAATAAATACTCATCAATGCATATATGGTTCTCCTATTCGTATTAAAGAACATATCCCCCTTGAATCCTATATATATGTTATTGAAATGAATAACTCACAAAATAAAATAAAAGGCATCGGACTCATTATTAATAAACATCATCCAGATAAATATTATAGAATCTATAATGACCAAGATTATAACCGCTATATTTATAAGGGTAAAAAAAGATTAGATATTTCCCTTATTAAAGACCCTTATTATCATAAAGTTATTGAAGTTCTAGAACAATTATTATTTAAAGGGGAAAGACACTGTAAAAGAGCCCAAGGCATAACTGAACTTCCACAATGGATTTTAAAAAATAAATATGAATTTGATTTTATAAAATGTTTCAACAATTTGTTTAATAAATATTTAAAATAAATTAATTAATTAATATATATTAAATGTCTAGCTCGATCGATTTAAATATTAATAATTACACCCAAGAAGATTTATTAGAGCTGTTTGATTTAAATTCCCAAGATGATGTCTCTTATGATGATATTATTAATGCCTCGTCACCTCTTATAAATAGATATACATCTGAAGATAATTATGATTATGCTAATTTTTTTCAACAAGCTCAAAATAAATTATTAGAGGATTTAGATTATCAAAGTGATAACGATGATTCTAACCTCCAAAATAATCAAGACTCACAAATCGGAAATTTATGGTCTAATGAATATCCTTCCCAACAACAAACTGATCCTAACCAAGCTAATAAAGTTACTGACCGAACTCAACAAGTTAGTATATTTAACCAAAATGATAATTATGTTATGAATAAAAATCAATTAGGTGTTAGTAATACTTTTCAAGTTCCTGTCGCTCAAGGACAATTAAATCCTAATTTAAAAAATACTAATACTCGTCTTATAAATATAGACAGTCAATATAGAGAAAATATTATTCCTTTTGACCCTAATCCTGATGGAGTATCTTCACCTACTAACTATACTCTCGATTTAACTGATATTCTAAATAACACAATTAGTTTAGAAGTTACCGCTTTTCAAATTCCATATACTTGGTATCTAATTGATGCTAGTTATCAAGCTAATAATTGTTTTTTTGTTGATAATTCTATGGTAAGTATACCTAGTGGTAATTATTCAAATACCGAATTAATTGATGATATTTCATCTGTGTTGACAAGTGATATTTCGGGTATGCTTATTTCTAATAATTCTAAAACAGGTAAAACAACTATACAAAATAAAACTGGTAGCACAAAAACAATTACTTTTTATGATCCCTCTGGAATTTTAACTTGTGATTCTACATGTGCAATTACATCAAAATTTAATAATAATTTGGGTTGGATTCTTGGTTTCCGAGGAAATATTAATTATCCTCCTTCTGAAGCAGCTACTAATCCTTTATATGGACAATTAGTATATACAATTGAAGATGGAAATAGCATTACATCAGAAGCTTTAATAGATACATTTGGATCTAAATATTTTTTATTAATTCTTGATGACTTTAATCAAAATCATCTCAATAAAGGACTAGTTGGTATTACACCTACGCAAAAATATGCTGAAATTCCATCTTATTGGAATACCAATTTACAAATCGCTCAAGAGTGTTCTACCCCTACATTTAATCATACAAAAACACCTTCTTATGTCCAAAATGCTCCTAGAAAATTAACCCAAGCACAACTTTATACTCTTAATCAAACTACTCAAGCAAGAACATCTACCAACAAAAATATGTTAACTTCACCTACAACTACCGATGTATTAGCTCTTATTCCTTTAAGATTAGCCAATAATTTGTCCCCAGGACAACAAATTATTGATGATTTTAATTTAGATGAGGCAAAACGGGTCTATTTTGGACCAGTTGATATAGAAAGAATGAGAGTTCGATTAGTAAATGATAAGGGATATACTGTTAATTTAAATGGTAATGATTGGAGTTTTACATTAACCGCAACTACATTATATCAATATTAACTCATCTTCAAGGGTTTAAACATATCCAGGAACATATCCATTCCAAATAATTCCATAACTTATATCTTTCACCCAATTTTTATCACATTTTAAGGATAAATGAGATGCAGGATAAATTACTGGACTTATAATTCCATTTTGAATACCTGGATATCTTAAAGCAAATTTTTCATAAAATTGTCTTTGATATGTGACATGTTGTAGGTATGCTAATTCATCATATAAATAACAATCACCTAAAGAACTATTTTTTCCTCCAGTTTTAGGGTAAAAAACTGTTTTATTAGGATCTACAAATATTCCACCTGCTTGATTATTAGAAGCATCTGGCCAACCAATTGGAGGATATTCATAATTGGCATTAAAATCAATCGGATAAGTTAATCTATTAATACCAGTTGTAATCGTATTTGTTAACCCTACTAATCCACTTAAATCAGTCACAAATAAATTTCCTTCCCATATATTTCCAGCATCAGATATTCCAAATGCTAATGGATCCGCCAAATATTTGCCAATTGTTACATCATATAAAGCCTCATAACTTTTAGCACCTATTAATTTCTGTCCTGTTGTTGTTGTATATATATCACCAACATAAGTTCCTTTACTTTGTCCTGATTTGGTTTTTTTTATTAATTTTCCGCCATTTTCAGCCACATTTATAGCTCCTTTAAATATAGTTTTTTGGCGAGTATATCTTGTATTTTCACCACTCGTTAAATTTTGATTCGCTTTTCTAAACACATTTACAGGCATATATATTTAAAAAATATTTTTATTTAAATATTTTTACATTTTGTATTACTCATATTGTCTTATTTTATTCTTTAACCTCTTTTTTATTTTCTTTTTTAATAGTCTTAATTCAGGATAATCTTCTGTTTCTACTATTTTCAATTTTTTACTTATACTCTCTGTACATGTTGAACATACTGAAAATATATCATTATTTTTATGAGGAAAACTTATACTACATTCATCATATAGACATATTATATCTCCACAATTTTGACATACATTTTGAGCTGTATTGGCATGACATTCACTACATCTATCCCAATCTGTCATTCTCATAAAGGTATATTGCATATCCGATTTTCTTTCCATTTTAATTATTTTTAATACTTATTTATTTATTAAAAATAAATCAATTTTATTTTTTATTGGTTATAAATTTTTAATATTTTACTTACTAATTCACTCCTTTGAACATCCAAATTTGTAAATTCTATTATTCCTATTCCATCCTTTTTCATTATTTCCTTATCATTATAAAATAATTCCAATTTTTCCAACAAATCTTTTAATCCACTCCATTCTTTATCACATTGTTTTAAATCTCCCGTAATTACTATTTTACTATTTTCTCCTAATCTTGTTAATAACATGATCATTTGATTTGGAGAACAATTCTGCATCTCATCTGCTATTATAAATGCATTCTTAAATGTCCTTCCTCTCATAAATCCCAGTGGACTTATTTCAATTGTATTGTCTTTCATCATATTTTTTATATTGTTTTTAGAATGAAAATCATTAAATATGTCCATTATAGGTCTTGTCCATGGATCCATTTTCTTATTTAATGTCCCTGGCAAAAATCCTATATCTTCTTCTACTGGAACAACTGGTCGAGTTATAATTATTTTGTCTTTATCTCCATCATATAACTCTTTTATTGCTGATTGACATGCTAATAATGTTTTTCCTGTTCCTGCTGCTCCATTGGCTACTATCATTTTATACCTACTATCATCTAACATTTTCACATATTCTTCTTGTGATTCTGTCTTTGGTTCATATATATTTATTCTTTTTACCAACAATTTTGTATTCATTCTTGGCAGAGAACTCATTGCTCTTGTTGTTAAATAGGACGAAGTAGGACAAATAAAGGAAAATAACACTAGTTTTAATATCATTTTTTAATAATAAACTATTCTGTTTATATTCTATTTTATAATTTAGTAAATCTATATAATAATTTATATCGTAAATTTGGATTATTAAAAATGATACTAAATATGGTTATTGCTTTTAATTCATCCCTCACATTGTGAAAACACAATTGCCAATATTCTTCATCAAAACAATATTGTAATAATGGATTATTTAATTTATAAAGCAATCTTAAGCCTTTATTCTTGTTTATTTCTAGTAATGAGGCATTATATTTTTCTAGGTTATGTGTTATTTGTTTATCGTAAATCTCATTTTTATTATTTATAAAATGATTTCTTAAAAATAAAAGTATTTTATTTATTTCATTATTAGGCAGATTTATTTCTTTTACCACTTCTTCACTATATTTAAATCCCCAATAATGATTCCATATTATATCTAATAATTCATTTGGTAATTTATTCATCTTTTAAATTATATTTTATTTTTATATCAATATATTTTATATTATGTCTTATACTTCTATTGCTGATGTTTCATTTCAAGATGTAGTTACTTTATGGTTTTCTACTGACCCACCAGGTACTAAACAAGAATTTACAGACCCATTTTATACTCCTTTTTATGGACAAATTGAAATTTGGGACACACAATTAGTAACAGATATGTCTAATGCCTTTAATGGTAAAGGAACAGTTAATTATGATATTTCAAGATGGAATACAAGTAAAGTAATAAATATGGAGAAAATGTTTGAGAATGCCTTTATTTTCAACCAATCTATTGATACAAATACAGTTAAATCTCATCCAAATCCTGTTATAACAATTCCTTATATAGCCTGGGATGTTTCAGGAGTACAGAATATGGGGGGTATGTTTAATAATGCTAATGCTTTTAATCAACCTTTAAATAATTGGAATGTAGGTAATGTTACTAAAATGTCAAATATGTTTAATAATGCTTTTGCTTTTAATCAACCTTTAAATAATTGGAATGTAGGTAATGTTACTAATATGAATAGTATGTTTAGTAGTGCCGTAGCTTTTAATCAACCTTTAAATAATTGGAATGTAGGTAATGTTACTAAAATGGAGTTTATGTTTAATAATGCTTTTGCTTTTAATCAACCTTTAAATAATTGGAATGTAGGTAATGTTACTAAAATGTCAAATATGTTTAATACTGCTTCTTCATTTGATCAATATATAAGATCCTGGGATGTATCTTCTTCAACTATTTTAACTACTATGTTCTTAAATTGTCCTTTAGCAACAGATTCTTCCGTATGGAATACACAAAATAATCCAGATACAACACCCCCATATAGCGCTCCAGGAAAAACCCCAACCGTGACAGGTTATTTCAACCAAACACCTGTAATTCCTTATGCAACCTATACTTCATATGATTATAATCAATATCCAATTGAGATTATTATGACAACTAATACAGGATCGCCTGTAGGGGCAGGAACATATACTTTAATTTCAGTAACTTCATCTGAAATCCCCACTTCAATTATAATGGATTCGTTTAATGGAACCTTAACAATTTCGACAAAAAATATATTAGGATGTAAAAATAATTATCAAACATATACTATTAGAATAAAGGTAACTGAAGGACAAACAACTAAAACTGGAGATATTATAGTTAACATTAAAAATACTCCTCAGAAACTTAATGCTTTCCCATTTCCTCTTGAACAAAAAAATAAATCTTTACATGGTGTTAATCAAAAATTAGACCCAGGAACAGCACGACCTAATTATTTTATAACCAGATCACAATTTAATCCAGCAAGGTTTAGATCCAAACAGTCCAATTTAAGTAACCCATCTTTATGTTTTTTTTAAATTAATAAAAAAATTGAAATTAATTATTAAATAATAAATATTATTAATAATTAATAAAAGATGTCCAGTCATATTGAACGATTAATGGTTAGAAGTCATGATGAAAGAGAAAACGGTTGGAGTAAAACCACCAATGCTTTGGATACAAATAACCAAAAAATATATAGAAGTATTAAAATTGGAAATGTTATGAATTGTAACGGAGAAATAATTAGAGACCATACTACCTATGGACAAATTAAATCTATATTAGATAAATATAATATACAACCTGATGAATTAAAACAAATTGAAGAAAAAACGGAACATGCTGTTGAATTAAGATTAGAAGAGGGAAAATATAAAAACTTAATAAGTAGTATTAAATCAAATTAATTTATGAAAAAAAGTTCAAGTAATACAATATTTTTTATTTAAATATAAAATTGATTTTTAAAAGTATCTAAAATTAAAATTATAATACAACAATAATGAGAATTGAAATTCAAGACACTGAGAAATGCGAAACTTTTATTAGCATTTTCAAACATCTTAAAAATTTTACTGATAAAGTTTGTATCTTCATTGATGAAGATAAAATGTATATACAAGGAATGGATGATTCTCATGTATGTGTTTATGAGTTGTTTTTACAAGGTTCTTGGTTTGATGTATGGAATCCCGAATTTAATAGTAGTTTGGAACATAGATTTGGTATTCATTTGCCAATATTTAATAAAATGTTGAATATTTGGACTAACCTTCATACTATTAAATTGGAATCACAAGAAGGGGATAACTTGGATATCCATCTTACAAGTAAATTGGAAAAAGGAGCATTTAATTATATATTTGATTTGCCCTTGATGGACATAGAAGTAGATTGTTTAACTATTCCTGAAACTGAATATGAAGTAGATATTATTATGAAATCTTCACAATTTAAATCTACATTAGATTCATTGAGTCAATTTAGTGATACCTTGAATATATCTTGTGACGATAAAAAGTTATTATTAAAAAGTAATTCTACAGAAGGTTCAATGAAAGTGGATATAGACATGGAAAATATAGAACTATTAGCTGTAGTTGAAGGAGAAACAGTAGAATCTAGTTTTGCTATTAAATATATTACACATATATGTCAGTTTCATAAATTAAGTAATAATGTAGAAATACATATGAGTCCTGAATTGCCAATACAATTGATATACAATATCGGAAATGATGAAAACAATAAAATGAGGTTTTATTTAGCTCCAAAAATTAGCGATGATTAATTTAACTTAAAAAAAGGAACTGAGAAAAAGGCACTAATAATATAAAAAATTGAAGTAATTTTTTTTGTAACGGTTATGGTATTAACTACGGTCATGACAAGTCAACTTGAAAACCAACAATCTATTGAACAAGAAATTTTAATGTATGAAAAAAGTAAGGAAACATCACACCCAGATATTTCACCAGAAATACAAGAAGTTTTGGATGCTATACAGGATGTACCAATTGCCTATTTGTCCTTAATTAAGGAATTTACCTGGAAACAAATAAAAGAAATGATGGAGGTTTTATTTGTATGTAGT